GCCCTGAGTTAGCAGGGATTACCTGTTGAATCTGGTTGAGTGTTGCAGTTCCACCAAATTGAATAGTGAGTGTGCGAGCCGCTGAATCGGTATTGGTGGCGTAGAGCCACACTTCGTCAATGGCTGATGTGCCTGTTGCGTGGATAGTTGTACCAGTTGAGGCGGTAGCGACAACGGGGATTGGAACGCCTGTGGTTGCGGCTGATAAGGCTTGCTTGCTATAAGTTGCCATGTGTTCTCCTTAACTAAACATCTGTTGAGATATAATGCCTTGGTCAGAATCATAAATTACCGTATTGAGTAGCCCTTGCAGACCTTGTAGGCCTTGAAGACCTTGAGTTCCTTGTGCGCCTTGTGCGCCCTGAGTACCCGTATTACCCAAATAGCCTTGCGCTCCTAAAGAGCCTTGAATGCCCTGAGTTCCTTGTGCGCCTTGCGCTCCTTGAGCACCCGCGTTACCAAGATAACCTTGCGCACCAGCAGTACCTTGCGCTCCTTGTAACCCTTGAGTTCCTTGCAGACCCTGAGTTCCTTGAGCGCCCTGAGCACCAGCATTACCTAAGTAACCCTGCGCGCCCGCTGTTCCTTGAGCACCTGAGGTGCCCTGTAAACCTTGTGTACCTTGAGCACCTTGTGCACCAGCATTACCAAGGTACCCTTGCGCTCCAAGTAAACCTTGAGAACCCTGAACTCCTTGAGTACCTTGTGAACCCGTGGCGCCAGCGGCTCCAGTGTTTCCTAGATAACCCTGAATACCTGTGTTTCCTTGAGTGCCTTGTACGCCTTGAACACCTTGCGTACCCTGTACGCCCTGTCTTCCTTGCACACCTTGCGCACCTTGTAAGCCTTGTGTTCCCTGAAGTTGTGCGTATCCAAAACCTTGAAGTCCTTGTAAGCCTTGGGACCCTTGAATACCTTGTACTCCTTGATTTCCTTGAACACCTTGGGCGCCTTGGACACCTTGGGTTCCTTGGAGACCTTGAGTACCCTGAACACCTTGGGTACCTTGCGCGCCTACAGCTCCGCCTTGCCCAGTTCCAATAACAATAGGAATAGACGCAGGAGGAATAATAGTAATTGTTTGGGCTACGCAGGTGCAGCCAGGTCCTCCGTTATAACCACAGCCACAACTAGTCAAGGGTCACCTGCTGGATAGTGAATACTTGTCCGCGCACATAAGTCTGCTCATAAGTTGAGCTTGTAGCGGATGTTGCTTGCAAATCCCAGAAAGCACGGACAGGCATATACGCAGTATCTGAATTGGTGAGGGTAAGGCCAATCTTACTAACTGATGAGCTGGTGGAGAGTACAGTAATCGTGAAGGTTCCATACAGAGATGGCGAGTTAGGGTAGGTGCGAATCTGAGCTTTAAAGTTGAGTCCAGTAATATCAAATGGGAAATCTATTTCTGTATAGAATGAGTCACCTTGATATAGAACAATGTCTTGTACGTTGCAGTACGCAATGGGAGCATTGCGGCCCATGAGGTTGTTATTGATGTAAACGCGCTCTGGCTGGCGAGAGTCATCAACTTCTTGACCCATGTAGATAGGGATGTACTTGTTAGTTGTACGCGAGGTGCGGATAAGCGTACCCATTTCAATACGATAAAGACCCACGTTAAGCTGGGCGCAGAGCATCTTGTAGTTCTCCATGCGCTTTTCAATGTGCATGCTGAGCTGAGAGAACCGTTGTGAGCGTGGGATAACTACGCCGTCTGGGGCGGTAATGTTAATATCAAACGCCGCGTCGGTTGCCAAAGCCCAAAGGGCATCCACGATAGCAAGTACCGCGATTGGGTACTCCTCTACAGAAGGGATGGTGGCTACGGTTATCTGAGAGCCGTAGACGTCTGTGCGGTTAAAAGTATGCTCAACAATGGCTGTATTAAGAAAGATAGTGATGTCGTCATCTGTAAAATAACGATAATGAATGCCACTGACCACTATAGAAGCGGCTGCGGCTGGGGGTGTAACAAAATGGATTACTCCAGTATCCTGCTCAAGGGTGTACCCAGCAGGGGTAGGTATGTTTGTGTTGGCTACAGTTACTAATAGAGTAGTGGGGTCAACAGGCTTATAGCCTAAGCTGAAGGTGGTTGTAGAGCCATCACCCGTCGCTGAGTAAGAAAACTGTGAAGCTTGGTCTCCAAGCTCAAGTCTTACTCTTGAGATTAGGTCAACTACTGTGGCCACTAAGAAAACTCCTCACATCAACATATCCAATGGTGTCGGATTTTTTAATAAAAGTCTGTACAAACGAAGAAGCGCCCCCGAAGAGGCGCCCACTTCTTTAGTTATCTATTAGATAACTCCAGCTAGACGACCTTTTTCCTTCAGGTGCTGTGCAACATGACGGGTTACCTTGTAACGCTGTCCTGCCTTAAAGCTGTATGTGTTTCCTGCGCCTAAGGTCATGTTTTCAACATCCTCAATAACGCGGATTTCAACGTAATCCTCATCTGGATTAGCGACTGTGATTACTTCATCTACAATCACGGTTTGACGCTCTGGAACTGTTGCGTCAATAACATTGGTCTCAAGGTCAATCTTTGCTTGAGCTGTTGCCATAGACATCTTGTTCGCTGCCTCTTGAGTAGCTTCAATGTTCTTAGCAGCTAGCTCTTCGCGCATACGACCCGTTACATCAGTGGGCTTTGCTTTAGCCATTTGTATTCTCCTAATTAGTATCTCGGTTGGATAAGGCGGGGGGTTCAACGCCCCCGCCCTTCTAGCTATTTAGTTGTGATTAGTTGGTTTCTGACTGTAAGTACTTTACCGCGGCCTTTAAGGTCCTTTCGGGCACTCACTTTTAACATGCTGTACTGCCATAATAATAAGACCTCCTAGTAGGTCATTTGCCTACTAGGATAATCTCACCACTGTTTAGGCTAATTGGTTTCGGCTATGATGACGCTTTGGTCAGTGATAAGACCAAGACCGAAGATTGAGTACCAAGCAAGTGCGTGCTCACGACCGAAGTCCAAGATACCGCCATCGCGGAGTTCGACTGGAAGTGAGATTGCGTGACCGAATGCGTTATCTCCAATGAAGATAGCTGAGTAGCGGTCGTTAGCTCCGTTACCTGTGAGGGTAGCTGGAGTTGTGTAACCTCCACCAGGGGTGATGGTTGGGTTAGCTACAGCTGTATCAGCAGTGTAAGAAGTACCAGCTCCACCAGCGACCTTGAGAACCTGAGTGGTCTCAATGAATACGCAGTCATACAAACGGCCGATTTCACCGAGCATGAAGTTTCCTGGAGCAGCGTACTTTGTGACTTCAATGAATTCAGGCATGTCACGAAGCTTGCGGCTTTGGTGTGGGTGAACGAAACATACATAGGTCTCACCGAGGCGAGGGATGTTCTTGGTTGCTAGGCTCTCAACAGCGTCCTTGACGGTGTGAGGAGTCATGTAGTAAGTACCTGTCAGTGACGCACGAGATGTACCCTTTGTTCCATCTGCGTACCAGTTGTTAACAGCAGTGAGCGCTGAACGGTCTTCACCATAAATGGTTGAAGATGCTTGGTAGAGAGTGTCGCGTGAGAGTTGGTCAAGATAGATAGCCATGTTACGGCCAAGAAGACGTGAGGCTGAAGCCATAACGTCATCGAATGATGCGTTCAAGAGAAGCTCAGAAACAGCAAGAGCATAACCATGCTCTGTTACTGTGATTGAGAACTGTTGAGCTGTAAGTGCGTTTGTCTGCATACGAACACCTTCGACGAGCGGTGAAGCAAAGCCGAGGTTGTTGTAACGCATGAAGTTAATCTGAAGACCAGGGGCTACGCCGAGTTCTGTCTTCTTAACTGCGAATTGCTCAAAGCGAAGAATAGGCATTGCTTGGAACAAGATTTCCTTGGACCAGATTGTCTGAATCGCTTGGGTGAGCTGGGTGTTTGTGCCTGAATAGGCTGTAGGTGACGCGGCAAGGTTACCTGTACCTGTAATTCCTGATGCCATTAGCTATGACTCCTTGTTAATAGTTTTGAGGTTGTGGGTTAGCCGAACAAACCACGGGATTGATTCCGAGCGGCAGGGCTTAGAAGCTTGTCGCGGTACTTTGCGTATTCGTTTAGCGGCATTGCTGCAATTTCTTGCGGCGTTAACTGACGTTGCTCCATATTGGTTTCGAGAGGTCCGTTAGGAGGCAAGGTCGCCCTTGTTCCAACTTGCTCTTTACGCTGCTGCTGGATAGCAGCTTGCGCATCTGTCAAAATGCTTTCAGACTGAGCCTTCAAATCTGCCAAGCTAGCTTCAAGCTCTTCACGGGTATTACCCTGAAGATACTTGAGAAGCTGTGGCATAACATTGTCGCCTTCAGCGTCAAGCAGTTGTTGCTTATAATTCTGCAAGTTTGCGAACTCTCGTTCACGCTCCAGAAGAGCGAAGGCCGTTTCGCGTTCCGAACGCTCACGTGCCAACTGCTCTTGCCACTCTTGCTCTTTAAGCTTTAGAAGTTCCTTGGCGTCCAAGTCACTTTCCAATTTAGCCTTTTGTTGAGCCTCAGCTTCTGCAGCTTCTTCTGCTGCTTGAGCTGCCTTACGAGCGGCTTTTTCTTCCTTCTCCTTAGCAAGAGAGCTAACTTGTTCCTTCAATCTTTCGATTTCTGGGTAAAGCTTGTCCTTCTCTTGCGAACGAACACGAGCTAAGTCTTCCTCAGTATAAAACTTTGGAGTAGCTGCATTCGTAGCAGTAGTGTTAACAGTAGGCGCGTCAACGCCCGACACATTTACAACTGGAGCTGTACCAGCTTCTGCTTCAAAAGCATTAGCCATTGCATTTGCAGTATCTGACATACTTATATCCTTTGCATCCTAGGGGTCGTTTTCCGAATGAGCCTAAGCTCGTAGCACATATGACCTAACGTTTATTAGTATCTTTATTTTCTCTTTATACTGCGAAATTGTCTGCTTAAATAGCATTATTTTTCGTAGTCTTGCGGGACCCTTCTCTGTGGGAGTTTGGTTCCGTAAGCATCAGTTACGAGGCGGGCGCGTACGCCTTGGTCACCCATTTGTGCGGCGATAGTGGCCTCGTCTAGTACGACAGGTTCAGTAGGAGTCATTGGTACATCTCCACCAGGAGCTCCAGGACCACCCATTGGGGTAGATGGAGCACCAGCGGCACCAGGCTGTGCGCCTGTAAGAGCCAGGATGTCCTGCTCAATCTGTGTTTGAATAAGTTTAAGTGCGCCATCAGCAAGGGCATCATCTTGAAGTTCTTGACGAATTTCAGTGAGCTTCTCTGCTGGGAACTCTTCACCAAGAGAGCGAAGCGCTCCCTCTTTAGACTCAAGACCAAGGGACAACTTAGATTGAATTTCGTTAAGAGCAATCAGCTTGTCTAGTGGGAGTGGCTGTGGGAAGTGAACATATGAACGGAAAGTAAGGGGGTCGTTAACGTCTAACTGTGCAAGTTGACCTTGCTTTAACGGAGTAGTGCTTGAGTTAGGGTCCCAAATAAAGGTCTCAGGTTCCTTTAGAGCAAGATTTAGGAGGATAAGCTCATTAACACGCTCTAGTCCGTGCGAGTACTGAATAATCTTCTGGTGGTAACGGTTCATCAAAGGCTGGAATTGAATAGAAAGTGCAACGCCTGAGGTGTTAGAGATAGGTTGTGCTTGTCCAAGAGCAGTCTCTGGAACACCAATCATCTCGTGCATGGACTTTTTCATCATAGCCATGAACTCCATGGCTCCCTTTAGTCCTTGTGCTCCGCCTTCAAGGTTCTCAACGCGAGCGTCTTTTGGAAGTCCGCCCCATACTTTGTTGGCGCCCTTTTCTAGTTGTGAGGCCTTTGCTCCAATAATGACCGTAACTGGCGCTGCGTGATAGTTAACAATGTCAGCAATATCAGTGGCAGTTTCATTATAAGCGCGATTAATGTTAATAATGTCGTTGCAGTCGCTGAGACCCCAAGGGCTACCACTAATACGAACATTCGGAATATGAATAACAGGAATAGTGCCGAGCGGATTAGGGCGGGAGTCAATAAGCTCATCATTGATGTATTCCTCAATTACGTCGTCTGTCAGGATTTCTGTATAGGTAAACACCTGACGTGTGCCTTCTAGTGATGTATTACCCGTCCAATATGTAGACCCCTCTCTACGGGCAAACCAAATACCACCATCTACTGTAGGACACCAAATCTTTCCATCCTCTAAATATACCCTTTGGGCACTAGCTGACGTATAGTCAGAGAGGATGTGTCTCTTACTATAAACCTGTACTTTTTCATTATCTGATGTGATATTAGAACGAATACCTAGCATAGCTGCCAGCATTTGGAAAGAATCCTTACGACCAGCATCTAATTGAGTCCATCGGGTAGTTTTCTTATCTCCATGGGTTCTGCAACCGTCTGCATCTAATAGCGTTTCATAAAAGAGAGATGCTTGTTCTGCGGTCAAACTGGTTATAAGTTCTGGAGTTATTTCTTTATTAGGTGCCAAAGTATCTAATACTCCAAAAGTACCCTTACCCAGATAAAATTCAACAACCCCGCGAGGTTTAATAACTCCCTCAGAGAAACTGGCTCCTTTAGTATCCCTCCACCATTTAGCAAGAGTACGGATACGCTCTGTCTTTTCTGGATAAACTATAGAACTTTGAGATATTCTCCCAGAACGATATCCATTTTGGTTTGTATGGTCATTTCCTTCACATATGTACCAAGCTAACGTCTCTACAACTTCATCTTCTATCGTTTTAGTAGTAGAAAAAGCCCGTGGAGTTCCACCACCTACTATAATGCGACTTCCATTTCGGAGGTCCGAGATACTTGGGTCTCCATCTATTCCTATCTCTGTACGGGCGATTTGTCTCTCATAAGCTAGGGTGTCATTCCTACCTACTTGTTTTTCGACTAACCACCTATGATTAGGGGTAGAGACAGCATTGATGTGATTAGACCATTGAACCATATGCCCTGAATAATCATAGATATTTATTAGAGCAGATTTCCACTGGATTTCATCAGTATTAGGGTCAAGAGTAAGAATTTCATCCCCATCAACTAATTCATCATATCTCTTCCACCCAGAGCGTGTTAGAGCTTCTGTTTCAGTGTCTACACAACCCCAAAATCTGTACTTGAGCTTAAAACGCACAAGACGTTCGCGGTCATGGGGGTGGAACTCTGGGAAACAGAAAGAAGAGTTAAGAGGGAGGATGCGGACTCGTCCAGGGTGTTGACGCCTAGCTGGGTCTACGTAGGCCTCTTCGTAAGCGACTTTAATAAAGCAGTCGCCTGAGACAGTTCCTTGTTGTCCGATTTCCCATAGAACAGTAGCCTTATTGTTATCTACTTCCCATACGCGCTCAAGTAGGTCTGGGACAATAGCTTCGGTCTCTTTAGGGCTACGGAAGTTAACGCCCTTACCGAATGTAAAGTTAATTAGAAAGTCTGAGAATGCTCTGTAATAGTTGAGCATCATTTGGGTTTCGCCTGTTTGACGACGATAAGAGTAGTGGTGGCCTAGGTACATAGCCCATTGAAGGCTGTAACGGTTAAGGCGGGGACCGTGTACTTCAAACTCTTCATCTGCCAATTCCACTAGTCCTAGTGGAGAAATGGAGATGGTTAAATCAGAGGATGCTGCGCGGTAACTCGGTGGGGAGAAATCCATACCGCTCACCTAATCACCTCTTTCAAATAGAAAGCTAATCTTACCATTAAAATACCTAAATAGATTTAAAGAAGGTTTATCTGAAATGCTCACCGCGAATAAGGTTTTTGCCGATTGGCTTAGTAACCTTTTTCTTAGCAGTTTCTTCTTTTTTCTCTTGCTCTTCGTGCGCGTAATCCCTGAACCTTGGGTCAATGTCTTTCTTAGATGGTACGAACTTTCCACCAAGCTGCTCATATCTGGCGTGAACCCAGTGAGCTGCAGCGGGGGAAGGGTAAGTGCTGAACTTAGAACGAGCTTGAGTTGTAATCATGTTCCATAGCTTTGGGTTAGCGGGTTCGCCCTTAGGCCCCTGCTTAACTGACTTACCTGAAATAAGTGCCATCAATAATCCTTAGAAAAGCCCCGCCAGTGCTAGCGAACTAGGACGGCGGGGAGGATTCCTATTACTTAGTCGTTAACGACTGCTGGATTGCCAGCCTTTTGGTAACCGCCGTTACGAGCAACTTCCTCGATACAGTTATCGCCGTGGTCAGCGAAACCGCCAGCAGCGAACTCAGCTAGGTGGTCTGGAGCCTCTACCCATGCAGCAGAACCAACGTGAGCGCGCTCACGCATTGTCTCTTCTGGAAGCTTCTCGAAAACGTTTGCATTGTGGTTTGGACGGCCTGGTGCTGGGATATAACCCGACATTGCGCCCTTTGTGAATTCCTGTGGGACGTCAGTGTCTGTTGCAACTCCCTCTTCAAAACGAAGTGGTCCGCGTTGACCAGGTGTAGCTGGTGAGAACTTGCGGTCGTAAACTGTTCCTGGACGCTCTGGGAACTTTGGTTCTGGTGCTATTGCCATTATTAAACTCCTTATAGGTTGAGGTACCTCATAGAAAAGTGTGCTACATATTTACGCGTAAGTCAGCCTAAAGGCCGAATTATCTAAAGAATGGTGAACTAGAGACCTCTACTTGAGGCAGTGTCATATCTAAAGTTAAAGCGCAGGCGATAGCCAGACTGTCTGCGTAGTCGTCATGGGCGTGTGCCTCATCAGGAGCTTTTGCCAAGAAGTTAGGCCCAGTGAACTTAGTTTCTAGGTCAGTCATCTGTTGATAAAAGCGCTTCCATGTGCGCAATCTGCGTGTTTTAGCATGGGCAGGCCATCCAATGAGCTCGCGGTCAATGAGAGCTTTTAGGTGCTTCCAACGCTTAGACTGCTCTGGTTGGCTACTGCCTACAGCAAATACTTCAGCTCTAGGTAGCAAAAGCTTTAAGCGCTGGGCAACTGCGTCACCCACACCGTTGGCGTCTACACCCACGTACATAACGTCGTAGGCCTCTAAGAATTTAACAATCTGGAAGTACTGGTCTTCCCAGTCATCTCCTTGAAGCTCAAGCCAGTTAAGTACGCGGTGGTCGTAGTACCCAAATTCATCTGGAGTATCCCAGTTAACCCACACTACCGTTACAACTGTAGAGTCAATTTTACGAGCTGGGTCAATACCTACAACTACTGGGGTACGGTGCCATGCGCGTTGGAGCTCCATAGAGGTATCGCCAAGGTTATCCATAACGGAAGAGGTAACGAACATGCCTCGTTCAAGAAGCCATTTACAGTTATGCGACGCGAGGCCTTCTGCAATAAAAGTTTGAGTTGTAGTCTCAAGCGCAACGACTTCTTGTTCTCCAACAGAAGTCACCGATAGCACTAGCGGGTGCTCAAAGTCCTGCCCCACAAAATCATGGCGACCAATAGAGCCAAATGAATTAAGGTCCACTTTTTGAAGTAAACGCTCAGGACGAATTTGCCCTAAGAAACGAGACATCCCTGCTCGACCACCAGCAATATGAAGGACCGTCACATCATTGTTGGTCCCAGTCTCATGGCGTTCCCAGTACTTAAAGCCTAATTCGTCTAGGAACTTTCGCACTTTACCAAGCATCACGTTTTCACGTTGAGAGAACCCAAGCATTGCTTGCCGAGAGAAGTGACCTTCTCCGTCAAAGGCTGCGGATAGGTAACCTGTGCGATAGTCCTCAATGTGCTTCCACGTATCAAAGATTTTAAATATACAGTCGGTGGAAGTTAGCTCGTCCGTGCGCTTCCATACGGTGCGACGACCTGCGGTTGATACTAGCCATAAATGACCGTCAGAAGCCTTAACCACAGTGCCATCAGATAACGCAATCTCATAGGTAGGACGAAAGATGCGTTCCGCTTTAATTACAGTAGTTTCACGTATCTTACGATGTGCGCCCTTTGTTTGAGTTTCCTCGTCAAAGCCTACTAAAATATCCCCTACCTGTACTGAGCCTATTTCTACATATCGCAAGTCTCCAGTAAGTACCTTGGTGTCTGGAGTAAGGCAGTTGTAACTCATCTGGAATTCATCAGAGTCTTCACCGATACGGAGCATCTCTTTTTTAATGTATTTGCCATAGTTAGCGCTAACCTTAGAAACATCTTTGTAATCCCATTGAAAGTGGTTCTGGCGGTTACGCGCGGTCTGCCTACGCTTATTAAACTGTATGGCCTTGTAGAAGTTGTTCTTATGGGTGGTTGGAGTACCTGTTTTAATCATAGTTCCGTTATATGCAGCCAACATAGGGGAAATAGATTTAGAAACGATAAAATCATCAGCTTCTTGGCACTCATCAATAACTACCAGATGGAACGATTCTGATTCAATTTTAGCTCGTGGGTTCGCAGTCATCATTACAATACGAGAGCCCGAGTTCTTCAATTTGATTTGGCGCTTTACCCCAGGGACCTTACCTAAACTGTCGTCAATCTCTGGGTCACCCAGAACCTCCAAGGCGCGCTCAGATGTTAAGCGGTTGACGGTACGACCAAACAAAGTTTCAGCCTGAGTCTCAACTGGAGCAAACATACCTACCCAAAGGCCATGTTTATACTTGCCTAGCAGGTCTGGGTACATCTTTGCTAAGCGAGGTAGAAGTACCATTAGAGTAGCTACTGTATTAGCAATAGTTTCTGATTTGCCTGACTGACGAGCGGCCAGAGCTGTGATTTCCTCACCGTCATTGATGATTACAGACTCAATGATGCGTCGGGCAAGAGGTAGTTGGTAGGGGCGAAGAGCGTGTTCTTCACCGTCGTCTACGCCTACAAGGGCATCCATAAATTGGATGCAACGGTCAATGAGCTTCTTTACAAACTCTTTAGAAAGCTCGTCAAGCTCATCCTCCTGTTCTTCAGGAGCGGGTTCGCCCTCAATCTCGGGGTCAAACTCTTCGTCTTCTTCGTCTATTAAGTGTTCCATATGCCTCTAGTCTAATTTAGAACAAAAAGCCTGAGTTGTTAAACTCAGGCGTTCTGCTGCCCCTACGGGGAGAGGACAAGAGGCTAGGCTTAGTGTATCACACCAATAAGATTAGTTATTAACGCGTCATTCGATTGTGCAGTTCGTCAACCACTGCATGCAATGCTTCCGCGCCTTTGAGGGCTTCATCTAGATAAACGGCTTGTCTATTCTTTTGGTAGCTGGACATGCAACGCCCTACTTCATACAAGGCTTGGTCTACCCAAAGCTCAAGTTCTCCTGTTGGTATCCTAGAGATGCGCTTAGCTACTTTTTCTGAAAAAGGTTTAGTCCAAGGCTCTTTAGACTTAGAAAATATCATCAAATAGTCCTTCCTCTGGCTTCCAGGCGTCTCTGCCTCTCATAGCCTCAGCTAGTATCTTATCTATTGTTAAATCGTCATCTGGATTAATTTTAGGATTATAGTACCAGAGGCCAAAGTAAAGGCCTGTTTCTGTGAAAGGGGCTCTAAGTACTAGGCACTTTCCTTTTCTAAAGGGATGCTCGGTCTCTTGTGTACTTCCTACCTCTACAATAGGTAATGCCTTTTTATGCCAGTATCTAAGTGTTCCGCCGTATAGTGGTCCGTAAGTTTTCATTAGTTGTTAAACATCACCCTTACTTCTTCTGGCATTTCATCTGGATTAAATGGTCCCATGTTGTCGTGCTGGTCTAGCCCTGAGTGTTTTAAATAACGCCCAGTGGAATCACTGACTTTAAGGTCATTCCAGATGTCTACTGGAACCTCGTTGTACTCCCACCAAGTTCCATCTCTAAATCTAACTACAAGCTTCTCTGCCTCTCTGCTGTAGGCTATTTTTAGAGCTCTGGGCCTAGATGGATTAATAGTAGGGGCGGTCATTTGATTATAAACAGGAGTAACTTCTCTAGCGTCTTGCACCTCAAAGTCGCTCCACTGCTTACGAGTCTCACCTTCACCGCGGACTTTTTCACCCATTGCCAACGCAATGTTAAGGCGTTTGTTAGCCTCGTCTTGGCGTTGGAGGTCCTTAAAACTTCTACTCGTTCGACGGCGGTTGTAGTTCTCCATCTACATCCTCACAGACATGGTATTGGGTTTCAGTCTCTATTACGCGGGCAAGACATACGCTGCATCTAAGGTACTTTGGTGGTTTAAAGTTATTTTGAACTGTAGCCCCTAGCTCAAAGTCTGAGCCGTCTACTTCATACGCAGAGTCATACTCGTACACAATTACGGGCTCAGCCATCATTTCTTTTGGAAATGGTCCTTTTGGAGACATGGCATGTGCTGGTACTGGGTGTACCTGTAAAGCTTTTTGTCTAATTATCCTCATCTACAGGTGTCTCTAATACGACATCTTCTTCTGGGATGTCTGCAGTTTTAGCAATCCTGCGCACCTGTGATTTGCTCTTAGCAACAGGAATCTCAACTGGAGTCTCTTTAGCATCGGGGTCTTGAACAGGAAAGTGCCCTGCCTGAGCCCGTTCGTATAGATTTGGTGGTAGGCAGTTACGGCAGAAGTGGGCTGGGCTTACGCCTTGGTCTGCATGGGTATATTGCGCATCATTAAAACAGTTATCGCACTTGAGTGCCATTTAATCCTCCTAGAGCCCTTTATTCGCAAGTACGAGTATAGCAAAAGGCGCCCCCGAAAGGGCGCCTTCTGGGTTCTCTGCGAACTTACTTAACTGGGTCTACCCCAGCAGCAGCGGCATCTGTAGCGGCAGTCTTTACGACATCAGCAATAGCTGTGTCTGCGACCTTTGCGATAGTAGCCTCAGGAATGCCTGTTGATGCGTATACCTTGTTGTAAAGGCTCTTTGGGTTAGCCTTGATAAGGATTGGCATAAGGACACCTTCGACCACAGACCATGCGATGGTTGAGTAGTTGTGGGCACCCTTAGTTGATACGGTCTTTGCGACGTTTACAACAACGGCCAAAGCAAGACCGTAGATGTAGTGCTCGATAAAGACTTTAGACTTAGCGCTAAGTTTCATGTTTATTCCTCTATGTTATTGGCGTAGGGCGTTACAATGTGTGAATCCGCCTGCACGTTAGGTGAAGACGAACTCGCTGTGTGCGATGATACACCAGCTAGCGATGCTGTGGCAACAGCTACAAGGTGTTTCGGGTCAGTAGAATACCCTGTCGCGGCCCATGTTGCAAGCCCCGCCGAACCAGCTATAGCTAAGTGGGCTGGGCTACTGAAGTTAAGCTTTATCCCCACGGATGTGCTCCAATATCTCTTTTACGTGATGTCGGAGCTCCTCAATGTGATTGTGGGTCTCTTGGTCAAGTTTTAGGTCTTTAGTAATTATACGCCTGTCTTCATCCCCTGAGCGGTTAGTCGCGTTCAAGAGAAGTCCTGACAAGAGGATAGATTCTAAAGATACGGTTAATGTGAGCAGATTAAATGGGTACGGGTCAAAAGCCGCGAAGGTCATCCAAAAAGACCAAAAGACTAGATGGATAATTAAGAACCAAGGTGAGCCAAAAGCGGAGGAGCACCAGTCAGATATTTTCTGAAAGTGTCTCATTCATTAGCCTTAGCCACCATAGACGTGTAAGTAGCCGCATCAATACCTTTGCCCTTTGAAGCTTTAAGCCCTGGGTATAGACCTTGGTACACAGGGATAAGCGCAATCTCTTCTGCGGTTAGAACATTAGAGACTAAGTTAGCAGGCATGAGTCCAGCGTTAGCCAAAGCCTTAGCCACAACCAACTCTACTTTGCCCTTAGCTCCTACTTTGAACACGGATGAGCCTGGGAAAGGCGGAGCCACTATTACAGTAGGCTTAGCCGTAGGAATAGGAGCTGGGGTGTTGGCCGTGTGAATTGCCGCAACACCGCCTCCAGTAAGGGCGGTTGCTCCTGCTACTCCAGCAGCTACTCCTTTATTTTGTGAGAGTGATTTAGTAGGCGCAGAGCTTCCTGTATAGGCTGGGCGAGCGATAGCCATTACGTAAAGGTAGGGGCGGTGACGGCGGTATACACCATCTCCGTTTCCTTGGTTACCTGTATAAGACTCAGGGCCAGTGTTAAACCCAATAGCTGTTATGCCGTCTTTTGAGGCCGCTTCCACGATTTCCACATGGTCTGCCACCCCGTTCCCAGACCAGCAATAAAAGACAATATCACCTGGAAGCGCTGAGTACTTATCAACAATTTGTTTATTCTTTTGAAACCAAGTCAATCCTGCGGGACAGTAAGCAAAACCTTTAGGTGTTTGAGCAGCAACAAGATGAGATGCGTTCGCTTGGGCAAAGACCCAGCTAACACCCATCGCGCAGTAGCTCTCGTTTGGAATCCCGTACCATGACCCGTAAGGGTTCTCGTTGTTTGGGCCTTCAACAAAACCGATTTGAGTACGGGCAATGTTTACGATATCAACGCCTGAAGTCACTGGTACATCAACCTCTCTGCTAAGTCCCCTGGAGTAGTTAAGTAATCTGGTTTATCGGATATGGAAATGCCCGCTTTGTCATAGCAAGTGACCACTAGTTCTGAGCAGATATATCCTTCTTTCTTTGCTAAGTACCTTAAAACAGCAAAATTAGAAAGTATCTTTAATCCTAGAATACGTAAAGCTAAAATAAAGATGGTGGCAAAGCTATATTCTTTACCAACAAGCGCACGGGCGTTTGCCGCGATAGCAGCACGATGTTCTGGGGTTAAGTTTTCGTGCTGGTTCCACGCCAGACTCATTCCGTCGTACTCGCTCAACGGACGTAGCTGAACACCTTTAGGATTAGCTTCTACACTCCAACCGTCTCCAACATAAACAATTACGTGGTTCCAGCGAGAAAGTGTGCCAATTCGAATAAGCTTACCGAACACGCCATTAGTGCGTACTACAGCATAATCTCCTATAGCAGGTGTGTAGCTCACTTATCATCCTTTGTTATTAAACCCTTTACATACTTCTCAGCCTCAAAGTCCGCGGCTGCTGCGTGGTGAACGCCCCCTGGCCCGCGGTGATGTGCTTCGCAATACCAAGTCAAGTTAGCTGCGGATTCAATCCAAGCGCCTACCTCATCTGGATTAGAAACGCCTGGGTAATCTTTTTCTAGCCACTCTAATGAAACGTTGTTCAAAAGGGCGAATTCCACGTGCGAATGGTGCAACTCAAGGCCGCCTAGAC